ACCGCCACCAAAACCAAGTAAACCGGATATAAAACCACCTGCACCAGGACGTGCAGCTTGATACAATGCTAAAGTTGACTGCTTTATTTCCCAGCGTAAGATATCCATTAACATTGAGTCAACTAAACTCTTAAAGTCTAGCTTACCTGTTTTTACAAAGTTAGCAATTGCGTCACCTAGTGAATCAAAACCTTTTTCTAGCGCACTTAAATAAGCTTCTGTTCTTGCACTGTACTGATAGGTAGACTGAGTAATATCATCAGTATTTTTCTTTGTTGTTTCAGCTAGTTTTATTCTTGCGTTACCTTCAGTAGTAATGCGTTTAAGTCTTTCAGCACTTTGAGCATTTTCAGCAGCATCAGGTTTAGTACCAGTAATTTCACGATAAGTATTAAGCTGACTTTTAAGTAGAGCTAATTTAGCTTCTGCATCTGCTTTTTCTTGACCTTCTAGTCCAGCTATACTAGAATTAAGAATTTCTATTTGAGAAGTTAAATTAGTTTGTGTTTCTAAATTATCAGTTATAGCAATAATTGTAACTAATCTTTCTTCTAGCCTTTGTTTATCTTCTTTTAAGCGCAGCATTGCTTGAGGATCAGCCGTTTTACTATTTATCTTATCTTGTGCATCACTAATCTGTGTTTGAAGTGATGTTTGCTCTTCTAGTAAAGCTTTTTTCTTTCTATCAGGATCTAATGCTATTTTACGTTTTTCTTGTGTTTCAGTTTCTTCTTTTACTTTTTTAGCTATTTCTTCTTGTATAGATTTAATTTGAGTTCTGTACTTAAGATCAGTTTCTGCAAATTGTTGTGATTTTTCAAAATCACGCACTTGTTGCTCACTTACCATTCCTTGATCTTGTAGTACCTTAAATTTATTTCGGTTAAACTGTAGTGTTTCGCTTTCTAAGTCTAAACCTATGCTGCTTAAAGTATTTTTGTGATCTATTTCTGCGTTTTCTTTGGCTGCTCTATTGGCGACTTCTTCTTGTGCTTGACGAATTTTTAATAAATATTTTTCTTGTAGTTGATTTTTATCAATTATTTCTTTATTAATTAGTAACTCTTGTTTTCGTTTAATTAAACTAGCTTCTAAATCTTTATCTTTTGCTTTTACAGCTTTTTCAATTGCAAATTCTTGATTTGAGATCTCTTGACTAAGTCTGCGTTGTTCACGATTTAGGGTAGCCTCTAGGGTTAGTGTATCATATCTTTGTTTTTCTGCTAGTGTAGTTTTATCTAAATAACTTAAGCCCTGTATGCTTAGTGCAAGTTGATCACCTTGTAAACTTATCATCTTTTCTCTAAGCGCTCTAGTAACATCTTCTGCAGCAGCTATTCTTTCACGTTTAGTTAGCTCTTTTTCAATGGGCTCTAGTATATCTTTTTGAGCTTTAGTTAAATCTGCTTGTTCTAGTTTTGAAGTTTTAATGCTCTCAGCAGTAGCTCTTTGAGCTTCTAATACTGAATTTGATCCCTGCTGTTGTTCCCGTATTGCTTGAGTATTTTTCTGTAAACTAGTATTTTGAGGAGCTTCAGATGTTGCAGCGGCTGCTGTAGTTGCTGTAGTTGCTATATACTGTGTAGATACAGGCTCTGGTGCTTTTTCAACTACAGTTTTTGGCATATTTTGTGGGTTAGTTTTATCTTTTTCTATTTGTTGTGCAATAGTTAATTCTGGTTGTAGAGCTATTGCCTTAATTTCGCTTATTCCTTTAAGCTGACTGGCCATTTTGTCTAGTTTTTCATTAATACCACTAATAATATCTGAATACTCTTTATTAGCGGCAGCAATAGATTTATTGTAATCAAGTTCATTTTGTTTTTGTCTGTTTAGGCTTTCTTGATTTGTAAGATACTCTGCATCTAGCATATTTCTCTTACTAAAAAATGATAATAAATTATTGTTTAAATTAATTCTTGTTTGCTCTAGTTCAAAAGTTGCTGTTTGTAATTTATAGTTATTATTTAATAATTCGCGTTGCTCAAAATATTTATTAGTTATATTTTTAAGTGATTGATTGGTGCTTAAAAGTATTGTATCTTCTTGTTGTCTTAATTTAATTCCAGCTTGTTGCTTTTCAAGTTTATCAACTTCTTTTTGCGTACCATTACGTTTAGCCACATTAATTTTATTTTCAATGTCTAAGTTTTCTATTTTTCGTTCTTTTGACTTAATTTCTTGTTCTATTTGATTAATAGATTCTTGTGTTTGTTGGGTAGTATAACCTAGAATACTGCTTTCTATACTGGCTATTTTTTGTTTTGTGTCTAAAACATCTTTATCTAATTTTAGCTGTTTAGTTAAATCTTCTACTCTACCAGCAGCTTGAGCAATATTACCAGCAATTCCTGCTGCAGCTAAACTTCCTTGTAATTGTATTCTATTTGCTTCTTGTGCTGCTACTCTTTGTTGCGGGCCTAAAATTTTTGCATTTGCTTTAGCTTGTTCATCTTGACTAAGGTTTTGAGTTTCTGTTTTAGCGGGAACTAATAGTCTGCCACCTTCTCGTTCTTCTTTTTGAACCACTACATTGACTTTTTCAGGTGCACTAACAATAGTTGATTTATTCTTGTCGGTACCTTTAGTTTCGCTAACTTTAGGTTGTGTAATTTTATCTAGGGTATCTCTAACGGCTTGAGATACTCTAACTTCTGATCGTGCTTGATCAAGCTCTGCTGAAGTAACACCTTTTTTCTGTTCAGTAATTAATAGCTGTGTTTTTGCACTACTTAAATCAATGCTAGCTTTTAAACGTTCCTGACTTAAAATAAGTTGTATATTGGTATCAATACCCCTTAGCTGAATCTGTATTTCTTGTTGATTAAGTTGAGTTTCTTTTTTTGCACGTTCTTCACCACTTAGTGCACCTAGACTAGCTCTGCTAATAGTAATGCCTGCCTTTTCACTGGCATTGCCTAAAGCTTGATCAATTAATCTAGAGCCTTCTGTAAATGCTGATTTTAAACCTTCTGTAAAAATACTTTTGGCTTCTTCTACTTTATCTCTAGGCAAAAGGTCTAACGTTTTTTGTAGTTCTTGTTTTCTGTCTTGAACTACTTTTTCTTCACCTGCAATTTCTCCAAGTCGTTTATTACGCATAGGATTAAATCCCGGGCTACTTTTTTGTTGCTGTTTTAGTTCTAATTTTTCAGTATTTAAAGACTCTGCTGCTTTATCTAAATCTCTAATACCTTGTTCTACACTATTAATGGCTGTTACTTGTTCTAAAAAACCCTCTTTAATATCTATAAGTTTATTAGTAAAGTTTTCACCAAAAAATATTCCTTTTTCAGGTGACTTTGCTAAATCAATCATGGCCGCAGTAGTAACATCGATACCATCTGTTTTAAGATCCATCATGCTTTGAGCATTTAACTGAATAGATTTAGCTAAGTTAAATAGTGGATCTGTGTTAGCGGTAGCTTGAATAAAGGTTTCATATGCTTTGGTTACGCCTTCGCTAGTATTTTTAAAAGCGTCAAGTTTACTACTAGCATTACCTATATTTACAGTTAATTTTTCTAAGGCATCTTTACCAAGCTCTTGACCTGACTCTGTTTTAAATAATTTTTCTAAATTACTTTTTGATAGTGAATCAATACCTAATTTTGCCTTTAATTCAATTTCTGCTTGCTCACCTAAACCGGCTCTTTTAAATAGTTCTAAAGCTTTTAATGTTTCTTCAGTTAATTTTTTTGCTAGTTTAGTACTTGCATCTTGTCCTATAAACCCAGCAATAAAATCAATAGGTTTATCCCAATACCAATTCATTTTTTCTCTGGATTCTTTAGCAGCGTCGACTAGTGTATTAAAGCTATCTTTTAGCTCTGTTATAGCATTTGAAGTTGCCTTGATTCCAGCACTAGTACTACTAAATATTGCAGGTTGTTTATTAATATAGTCTATTGTACGTGTAGCACTTTTAATAACTTCATCTGCATTTTCTAAAGCATCAGTAAAAGCTTGAGCTTCTTTTGTATTGCTGCTAAGAATTGGATCTAATACAGTAAAAGCTATTCCAATACCAGCTACCCAACCAATTATAGGCGATACAAAAGCTTCAAATAATATGCCTGCTTCAGTTACAAAACTTATTATTCTTGCTAAAGTTTTAGTAACAAAGCCATCAACTTTACCTAAACTTTTACCTGCTGCTGCAACTGCAGTATCTGCTGCTTCTACAGCAGCACTTATGCCTTCTTTTTGCGTTTTTCCAGAAACCTGTGATAAAATATCTAGTTTTGTAGCCTTAGTGCCTGCTTTTTCACTGATTTTTTCTCTAGCCGTAGCACCTATATTAGTTTTTTCAATTGTTTCTATACTTTGTTGTTCTGCAGCCTTTAATTGCTCAACTTTTTTAATACGTAATTCTTCTTGTTTAATTAAGTTACTTAATATTACTTCTTCTTTTTCTAGTAGTAACATTCTATCGCGCTCTGCTTTAGTCATAGCTTGTGCACGAGTAGGATCTTTTGCAATATCATCTAAAGCAATATACTCTCTGGTAATTCTATTTAAATCTTGTTTTGCTTTTTTAAGTTGCTCATCTGCTAGAGATTGATCAGGCTGTTGACTAACTGCCGCATAAGTAGTAGTTCTAGTACGTTTACTAGTTTGTGAAAATTCTTCTCTGGCTTTTTGTGTTATTTTTTCTTGTATTTCTAGTTCTTCTTTAAGAGCATCTACATTAGAACTTTTATTAACACGAGATACTAAACTTTCACTAAATAGTGTATTAATATCTGCTGCTGCAGCTTTGGCTTTAGCAGCAGAATCTACTAAACCTTTTTGCCAGTTACCTAATGCAGGTAATGCCATACCTACTAATTTTGCACCAATACCTACAATAGCTGCTGTAAGTAGTGTACTGTTATTAGCAAATAAATTAGCAAAAGGAACAATAAACTTATTAGTAATCTCTAAAAAAGTTTGACCTAAATTTTTAAGTGAAGCTTCAAGTTCTTTATAGGGATTTGCTGGTAGATCAATACTGCCAAATTTATCTTTTCCTTCTTTTAAAACAGCATTAGCAAATGCCTGGCGTTTTTCAAAATCAGTTAGTTGACTAGCAGTTTTACCTATTTTACGAGCATATTCATCAGTAGCAGGACCAATTTTAGTAAATAAACCTAGTTCATCTAATAATTCAGGCTCTAATTTAGTAACACCACGACTTAATCTGCTTAGCGCATCACTCATATCAACGCCTAAAGCCTGTGATGCCTTTTTAGCTACATTAGTTAAATCTAACATTTGTTTGCTAGATAAACCTGCAGCTGTGCCTTTTGTAGTAGCTTCCATAGCTTCACGTAAGGATAGTGCTCCACCAGCAGCTTTTACCATATTTTGTGATAATGCACCTAATGCAATACCGCTTCTTGCTCCAAGTTGATTCATGCCTTGTACCATGGTAGTAGTATCCATGGCATCTTTTAAGGCATTAAATGCAGCTCCTGCAGCAAAAGTATTAGCAGCTACAGTTGCATACAGTTTAACTAAACCACCTAAACCTTGCTGCTCGTTAGCAAAATCTCTTGCACCAGCACCAGTTAAACCACTAGCACCGCGAGCACGACCATACTGCGTACTTTCAGCAACTAGTCCAGAAGTAGGTTTTTTTGATGCTAACATGTCTGCTGCTTTAGTAGCACGCTCCATATTATCCGCTACTTTGGCAGACCCATCAATAACTTTTTCTAAACTACCATCGCTATTAAATTTAAGAGTAAAATTAACTGTTTGACCGGCCATTGTGCGCTCCAAGAGTTTTTAGTACACAAAAAATAACTCAAATTTTTATGTATACCAATTATAACATATAGGCAATAAGGTGTCAATATAAAAATTTTTTAACAATAAAAAACCCGCTATTAAGCGGGTTTTTTATTGTTGATCTGTTCACTACGAATGCCGTCTATGGTTTTGATTAGTTGAAAAATAAATTTTTTATCTACTAAATCAGTAATCTCTAAGTATTCAAATATATCTTGAATACCTGCTAAACTTTTACCTAAATAGATACCATTCATACCTTCCCATTGATCTTGCAGTAGTCTATAAACTAACAATGCTTGTTGCAATTCTATGGGTAAATCTTCAAATTCAATTGGAATTTCAGATTCAATAGGCTCATTACCCATTTGCTCACATATTTCAAAATATGTAGCCTTAGTTACACTAAGATTACTATTTTGCATATAATTATTGAGCAAATTATTTATTTGTTGGAATTGCTCGTTGAAAAGTTTCCCAAGTCACCTACTTGCTCAGTAATCCAAGCATCAAAATTGCTAGAATTTTTCATTAGGTAGAGGGCATTTTCATTTGAAAACTGTAAGTAGTCTTCTAAGTCTTGTCCAGTAAGATCTACTGGTGCAAGTTGCTCTAGATACTTTAATTTAAGTCCAGACCAGCCTTTAATAGCGTTTTGAACATAAAGTTCTAAAAACAACTCATCATCAAATTCTTCTTGTGGTTGGCGGTTCTTAAAAGTAGTTTTAGTAGACTTTTTGCGAATATTAATTAGTGTTTCGCGAGATAAAAAACTAAGTTGTAGTTTAAAATCAGGCATACCAGGATATTCAACTTCTACAGATTTTGATGGTACTAGTAGTGTTTTAAGTGAAAGTGTTGTCATAGAAACCTTTGTTAGTAAAGAAACCAGAGCCTAAACTCTGGTTTCTTTTAAGTTAAATTATTAAATTACGATTGTGGGGCTATAATATTTAACTGATACTTCGTTACTTTGGCTAATATCAAAAGTATTAGTAGCAGCAACATAACCTTGAGCAGTAAAGTTAATTGTAGTAGACATAACCTGTTGTGTAGCTACTGTAGGAATACCTAGTACTACTGCAGGTAGGCTAATATCTACTCTAGTATCGTTAGTAACACCGCCAATAGATAACACAATTTCATGTGCAGGGCTAACGTCTGTTAGTGATTTTGTAAGCAAGTCTGCTAATAGGTCTGCACTAAAACCAGTACCACTACGTAAGTAAGCGTTCATAGTACCAGTAATACCACGTGTACCTGTAAAGTATGTGCAAGGCTGATTAACAATACCTAAGTTAGCAGGTGTTAAGTAGCTAACATTATTAGCAAATACAATGCTGCCACCAGTTAGTGGAACAGTATAGCTTTTGCTAGCACCACTTATTGCGCCTACGTGATTAATACCTGATTTTAGGGTCATGGTACTTAATTTATTAGCAATATAAGGTGCTTGAGTAATTTTAGTTTTAAAGCTACCAGCTAATAGTCCGCCGCTCATTGTATTAGCAGTATCATTAACAGTTACTTTAGTTGCAGGTTGTGTTAGTTTAGTACCTTTACCAGTCCAAGCAATTGTTGCAATTGCATCTAGTCCAAAATCAATAGTAGCTGTGTCTAGTGTACAGTTTTCAATAAAGAATGTGGTATCATCAAATATAATAATTAAACCAAATTTTTGTAACTGGTGAACCTGTGAGTTTGTTACTAATAGTTCAGCATAGCTGGCTGTAGTAATTACAGTTGATGAGCCAGTACCAGTAGTTACAGGAGGTACTTCTGTCCAAGCACCACCAACACCAGTTGCATTATTAATTTTTGTAGCACTAAACATTGCATTCCATAGTACACGCTCTTCAGCAGTAACTGTACCTAGGGTAACTGCAGGTGTGTTATTATCAGCTGGGCGAATATATGTATTAAAGCTAAAATCAACTGGATTAAGTGCAGTATTAAACTGGCGCTGGCCACGTGTTGGAGCAGGACCAGATTCATTTAGTGTAACTGTTTCCGAAGAAGTATTTTGACTAAAACTAAATCCATCTAGTACTTGAATTTCTGAGATATTGTCTGCTGTATTATTAGCGGCTGTTAAAATAATTGCGCCAGTATTCTGATCTACGTTTGAAGTAAAGAACACCCTGGCGTTACGTAATAAATTATATGCCATTTTACCATTCCTTTTTGTTAATGCTTAAACGCATAAACTAGATCTTTATCTGTTACGGCATTTTAGCATGGTTGCTTATGGTACGGCGTAACGTACCTGTAAGTTTATCTCGCCCACAGCATAGGGTGCTAGTAGGCCTTCATCTGTTGTAATGGACTGAATCATTATTTCCGCAGTTTTTAGACCTGCTGTAGTATTATAAACAAGTCTATCTAAACCATCTAGGGTATATTCAATATCTTGCAATAGTAGTTCTAGTTGATCACTACTATTCTCGCCATGACAGTAGGCTTTAATACTAACACCTAGAAATGCCCACTTAAAGTTACTGGGATGATACTCACGTAATTCTGTACCTGGTGAAATATACACACTAGGAAAATCCTGTACTTCGTCCCAAAACTTTAGTTTTGGTACAACGTTGTTAAATAAGTTTACATTATAAGGAGCTGTACCGTTAATTTTCTTTAGTTCAGTAGCTAAACTATTAACAATGCTTATGCGTCTGCTCATACTAATACGGCCCTTAATCTATTTTTTACTTTGGTTTCAGCAATTTCTCTGATTGACTTGCTTATCAGCAATTTAGGGTCTCTGGATCTTGGATACTCTTGACGACCACCAGTACTAAAAGTAGCATAAGGATTACGCATATAGCTATAAAAAGCAGTAATCATTCCTTCACGACTTTGTGACATTCGTTCTACTTTAACACTTTCAGCAAATCTACCAGTACGTAAATTTAATATGTTTTTGCTATTACCAGTACCCATGTTTTGTTTTATTTGGTCTGCTAATTTTGCATTAATTAAATTTTGCAGAGTACTTAAACCCTGCAAATTAACACTTTTAGCTTTAAATGTTTTTCCAGACTCTGTTATATTAACTTTAGTATAACTAGTAGTATCTAATGAAATATTAGGTTTAATATCACTGCTAACTGTAAGTCTAGGCAACTTTTGTGATGCCTTTGTAGATGTAATTGGCTGTTTTGTAAGAGTATTTACAATCCCGTACTCTATTTCTTGTATTAAGTTACGAGAAAAATTAATAGTTTTTAATAACTCAATTATTTCTCTGCCTAAGGGGCCTTCTAGTAATTTTGCGTAAACAGCTTGATTTTCAAACCTGTCTTGTATTACTATTACATTGGCGCTAATAGATAATAAAAAGTTTTTTAAATCAAGGTCTTTGGTTAGAACAGCATCAACTTGCTTACCATAGCTGCTATTTTCAGCTAATTTTTGTAAAGCTTGTTCTACCTTAATCTTAATATCAGTAACACCCTGCTTATTCTGTTTTAAATAATTAGGGTCTATACCTTCAAAATCTAAGCCGTCTGTAATACTGCTAAGGGCTGCATATAGTTTTTTTAGTTTTTGACCTAGTGGTGTTCTTGTTAATTCACTGTCACCAAATATATGTCCTACGTCAAAACCAACTTTATAGTTTGTGCCCTCATACAGTGTTTTTTTCAAAAATTTTGATATTTCTGTGTTTAAAAATGATTTAAATAATCCGTCGTATGCTGGATCATATCCAGCATAAAGTGCCCCTACTACATCACCATTACTTATAACAGTAGCTGGTAAATATTTGCGTAGTTCTGATATTTCAGTAGGACTATTATTAACAAGTATGCCTTGGCTAGTAATATTTATTGTATTCTTATGCTTAGACTTAATAAACTTACTAATCTTGTCTTTTAATTCTTGCAGACTAATTACACTGTCTTTTGATAAGTCTATACCACTTTGCTTAGCGAGTTCTATAGTATCAGCATCATATATGTCTTCTACATTTTGAACAATTACTGCGCTTAAAGTTATATTTAGTACTTCTAAGTTAACTGGCACATAATGATAATTAGTGTCTAAAAGACTGCGTTCTTTTTTAGTACTAGTTAACTCTACAAGTTTTTTACCAATTAGGCCAATTTCATTCATGTATAGTCTACTCTATACTGATCTAATACCCTGCGAATATGTGCAGGTAGCGTAGTTGTTGATACATATTCAATTTGTATATTATTAGTGCCAGGCGCTTTATTACTATGAATACTCATATCGCTTTTACGATAGTAGGTTATCAAGTCCATAATAGCTAAACCTAAATCTGGTGGAACATCGTCCCAACCGCCATAATAGGTAACACGATAGCCTCTAACTTGTGGTTTAAAAACAGGAGTTAGTATGCTAACTAAATTATCCCCATCTTGAACCCAGTCTACATATTGTACTAGTGGAGCATAATTTTGTCCATAGTTTTCGCTATAAGCAAAATCAACAATACTAACTAATGGTGTTTCTGTAAGCAGTATAGTATTAAATCCGCCTGAAAATACTTCTACTTTAGGTACATCAGGTAATGCAAAGTAATCTACAAATGATCTACCACAGTAATTTTTTACAAATTGACTTATTCTAGTAATAAGTGCATCAATTTCAGCATCATAGTTCGTGCTTTTAATTCCTGCATAAGTTTTATACTCTGTACGAGTAATTAAGTTATAAGCCATTATTACTCCTTATGTCTTTTAAATAGCCTCCGTAAAAGCTATTTAAAAGACAGGGCCTTTCAGCCCTGTCTAATGGTTTAACTAAATATCAAGAGAAGATTAGTCTAGAAACACCTGGACCATAGTTGCTTGTAACTTGCGCAAAACCAGTGCGTAAGCTAGCAACCATAACACGGCGCTGTGTTTCAACTAGTTCTTGTGTATCAATACGTAGACCACGTTGATTACCAATTACGAAATTGCCTGGAGCAATACAGAAAGCACCAATGTTATCAAATGTTGTGCCTGCTGCAGTTACAGTACCATTTAACTCGCCACTAACTAGTACTGGGCTATTACCAATCATACCGATCTGACCAGTTAGTAATGTAGCCTGTGGACCAACTTGGTTCATAGTCTGAAATACTGTGTCTTCTAGTAGATTGTAGTAGATATTGGTATTAACAACATAAACTACATCTGCTGGATCAAGGCCCCAAACTCCAAGTTGTTTACGTAGTGCACGTAGATTAGCAACTGTAACCGCTGTAGTAGCACCAGTAATTGAAGTAGTATAAGCGGTTGAACTACCACCTGTACCACCAATTGCCCAAGTACCTAAACCAACAACTGGATCGCCACTAGTAGCACCAGGTGCTGTGTTACCACCACCACGTAGGATTGCTTTATCAACTGCACGAGCAACGCGACGAATCATGCCATCACGAATTACAGGCATAATAGCAAGAAGGCTATCTTCCTCTTCTTCGTAGGCAGTGTACTCGTTAGTAGCAACTTTGTACGCGCTTAATGTAACTTCTTTGATTGCATGTACTAGAGTATTACCAGCACTAGCACTAGCACCAAAGCTTGTGTTATCAACCCAGTTAGCTGTACCTGCTTCTGGATTAACAGGAATCTTCATTACGTTAGTTTGCATAGCAATCTGACGGAATAGTGGAGCAACTACTAGTCTACGACGAACTTCAGCTTCCATTGATAAGGAAACTTCTTGTTCCCAAGTAGCATTGGGTAGATGTTGGCCTTGACCACTACCAGCATATTTTTGAATTAAGTCATAACCAAATTTGGTTGACTCAATTGGCTTATTAGCCATTTTAGCTAGTAGAACTGCTTTTTCTTTGTCTGCGTAGCTTAGTTCATTTTTGTCACCAGCAAAATGCATACGTGATTTTTGAATAGCTTCTAGTTCTTGAGCTTTTTCTTTTAGTGCGGCTTCTAGACCAGCAATTGCGCTTTTTTGTGTTTCTTGTTCAGCAGCAAAGCGCTTTTCAACTTCTGCTAGTAGGCGCTCAGCACCTGTATCAACTGTTTGTACAGTTGCAACGGCTGCTTTAATTTTAGCGTCAAAATCAGCAGCAGCTTTTTCAGCAACTGCTTTTTCAGCAGCTGCTTTTTCTTGTGCGTCTGTAATGTGTTTTGCTGCTAGTTGAGCAGCTTTTTCAGCAGCCTCAGCTACTAACTGTTCGATCTGTTTTGAATCCATGTTCAATTCCTTTATAGTTTCGCCATTTGCTACTGTAGAGGAGTCTAGCTCTTTAGCTGATTCCGATTTAAGTGCAAATTGCAGTTTGAAAGACCTTAGTTCTTCACTTGTATCAAAAGATTTAGATAAACTAAAAATGGTGTTTTGGTTTGCGGGTACAGAAACTACAGAAATTTCGTGTAGTTCTAGTTCTTTAACAACAAACAGCTCAGTAGCTGAATCATATTGTGCGTCTATAATGCGAAAGCCGATACTAAAAGCAGTTAATACGCCGTCTTTTATTAAATTAAAAACGTCTTCTGCAGCCGCAGAAATTCTTGCCTTAATCCATAAACCTTTATCATCTACTCTATGTTCTATCATTCTACCAACTGGTTGGCTATGCTCATGGTAAGCTAAAATTACTGGATTTTTTAAGTAATTTTCCATGCCTTTTTGCCAAACTTTAGCTGAAACAACATCGCCTTGCCTATCCATGTCTATGGTACTTGCGTAACCTTCGACCATAATTGAGTCAATTGTTTCACTAGCTGTTGGTAGATCCATGCTTTTAGTAAAAGCACTAGTTAAGTGTAATACTTTATCTACCATATTCTCTCCTTAGTCTGTAGTAGTCGTACTAGGCCTGCCACCTTGTGCTGGATTAACAGCACTGCCAGCAATATTTGCAGGAATCCTTAGTTCGTCTTGACCTTCAATTGTTGCATAGCGTAATTCTTGTCTGGCTTCATTTGGTGTAATAATACCGCCATTTACTAGTGAAACGTGATAGCTAGCAATATCTTTAACATCTGGTTGTAGTGCACTTACACTAGCCGTAATTGCCTCAATATCATAACCAAAAAATCTCTCTAGAGCACTAGTATACTTTCTGATAATTGGTAGTACAGTTTCTAAGTAGAACAATCTTAAGTTGGGTGAAATATTAGCGTTATTGCCGCCGTCTACTAGTAGTGGTGGTACGCCAATACATTGCATAACTAGTTTGTTATGTGTTTGTATAGCTTGATCAAAATCCATGTCTTTGAAATTTTGATTACTAATCTGATGTGGTTTTAATCCGCTGTCTAAGATTACTGGGCGCTTACCACCACTTTTACTACTATACCGCTGTAGCCAGTGCTGTATGGTCTTTTCTTTAGCTACCTGTGATAGTGTATTATCACTGGTAAGCACTAAACCAAATACTGCACCGTTATCAAAAAATTGTTGTTGAAACTGGTGCATGCTTTGTAGTACATTAATACTATTTTGCGCTGCTTCTAGCCTACTAGCGCCACGATAAATACTGCGTGAACTTAAATCTCTAAAATGAAATACTTCATTTTCAGGAAATTCAATCCAACCACTATATCGGTAACCGCGAATAAATGTTTTTGTGTCAGTTAAAATTTCAACATGATCTGCTGGCAAGTGATACATAAAAGTACCATCAAAATGTATGAATACATTGCCTTCTAAAATAAGATCAGTAAAAATTGCTTGACGAAATTCTTGTGCGCTTTGATAAGGATTAGGTCTATAATTAAGCAAAGTATTTAACTGCTTTTGCCTAATGCCACTTACTACGCCATCATACATCTTGTCTTTGATATCGTAATCTAGTGAGCTGCATGCACTAACTACCATATTTACACTGCGACTAACACTTTGCAGTTGCTGGAAAGCTTGTTTATACAACAGTTTACTAGTTGTATTAACATGTGTGCCTTCTTCTTGTGCAATTCTAACCTGTGCTGGATTTAATTTTTCACGAATCCACTGCACGCTATTTGTAATCAAACCCATAGTTTTTCCTAACAAAATTCGCTAAAGAAACTTCCATAGCTTTGCTTAGGAACAGCACGACCGCCATTGGCAACTTTTTCACGTTGAATTTCAATCCAACGCGCTTGTTTAGTTTCACTGCCAGGTTTGGGAGTTTTACCGTACACACCATGAAGCGCTATATGATGAGGATTACATAGGGTGTAAACTTGTTCATATAACTCACTATGGTGCTCACTAATAAACTCGTCCCTAACAGCTAAAATTCCTTCATCAGTTGAAATATCATAACTTTTACGTTGAGCCCAGTTTTCTAGCAACAAGGTTACGCTATGCAGGTGATGTAATTCCAAGTCCTGATTTGTGTTGCAAATGTAGCAATGATCTTGCTTTTCATAAGCCGACTTGGCTTTATCTCTAACGTGTTTAACGGGTATACGTTTGTTTGTATTTTTTGCCATTTATTTTAAACTAGCGCGTAACATCCAACTGTGTTTTTTGTGTGCGTCCTGACGATCTGCTAAAAAGTTTGACAGCCCGTGATCACCAAATTCTTCAGCAACCATAAATAACTGTTGAAACTTCATAGCCATTGTATCGGAATCCATTAACAGCTCTTGTACCATAGACTTCCAGTCGCCGGGCATATTTTCGTCGCTGATATAGGTCAGTCGACTAAAAGCACTTAGTGAGGCAGGTGTAACAATTTGTAGCGCACGCAGTTCTTCGGCATAGGTATCAATTGACTCTAATACTTCGTTATAAATACGCTCAAACATTAAGTGCAGCTCATAAAACAACTGACCTTCTACGTTCCAGTGAAAGTTAGCTGTTTTTAAATAAAAGCTAAACTCACTAGCAAAAACACGTTGTAGTTCTAGGTAGTATTGTGATTTTTCCATGCCAGGACTCAATAATTTTTTATAATACAGGTATTGTACACCCAAAGCACTAACAAGTCAACGTAAATTTTTTATGACCTAGATAGTATAGGTGTATAGTGCATAGCGGATTGCATCAGCCATATGTGAGTATTTATCGTGCACTGGCCGCTCGCGCTGTAAGTTTTCGCGATTATCCCAGCGGTACTGATCCATAACATCTAAGACATTTGTGCAGTGTGGAGCTACTTTAAGTTTATTAGTTTCTACTAGTGTTTGCACATAGGCAATACCAGGTAAAATATCCTTTTTAGCCTTAGTGGTACTAATATTATAAGTATAGGCAAGGTCTCCGGCAAATTGTGCTGCTGCACTATCAATAAATACTACTTCTATTTGCCACTTGTCTAAGTATTCGCGAAATTGTTCTGCGTGTTTGTCTGTGGTAGCTTCACTTTTTAAGTACTCGTCTACAATATGAAAGCAATCACTAACAGGATTATAGCTGATAACCACGAAAGCAGTAGCATCGCGGTAGCCAGGATCGCAGCCAGCAATGTACTCGCAACCGTCTTGGTGTTGATATTCACAAACACTTGCCTCACGATTAAAATTATAAATCTGACCCTCAAATACATTAAAGCTAGCCAAGTACTCTTGTTCAAATTCAGCCTTTGACATTGATCGTCTAGCTTCTTGCACGTCTGACTCAGACATACGCAAATTTTCAGTGTAATCAGCAGTAATTGAACACCACTCTGGGTAGTCTGGACTAAAACCACGTTGATAAAATTTACTAAACCAGTTTTGTTGACCGCGGGGAGTGGAGATAAAAATAGCTTTTGAATTTGGTCGGTCTAGGGTCGGGCGCAGCTGCACATTAAATGCTGACTCGCCGTCACTGCCCAGTGCGGCCTCGTCAAATAAGATAATTTGATAGCTGCGTCCTACGGTGGAGTCCACTGTGCTCAACGAGCCCATGCGAATTGTAGAACCATTGCTGAGTTCTACTACTTTATCCTTTAAGTTATCGCGCTCTACTTCTAAGTCAAAGTGTCGGATAAACTTACGTTGCAATTCAAAAGAAATCGAACTCAAGTTATAGTTTGGCGAAATAATAAGCACATTGCACTGGGGGACTAAGGAGACTAGCTGCGCAATAATATTAGCAATGTAGGTTTTGCCAAGTCGTCTGGCAAGTGCAGCGCAAACAAAGCGGTACTTGGGGTTGTTGATTGCGTTGATTAAGGCAATCTGTGGGCGATTCATTGAATCCCAAGCACCTAATAATTTTAAATAGTTTTCAATTGGTAATTTAATAAAACGGGATTCTAGTGGAAACTCTGTGATTTCATCGCAGTCTACATCGTCACGGGAGACTTTAAGCATTATAGTTTGTCTCCTAAGAGTTTAGAAATAAGTGCTCCGTACTTGGTGCCGTCGCCGCCCTCATTAATTTGTACATTTACTTGCGATTTAGGTCCGGCTCGTTCTTGGCGCAGCTTTTCCAGTTGTATCTCGCGGTCTAGCAATTCCATTGACATTTTATGTGATAGTGCTAATAGCTCAGCAATATCCTTGTTGCTGCCAACGTCTGCCTCTTCCATTTCCTGAAATTTGCGCTTTAGGACCGCGTCCATTGCCGATCGCATTTTAAAACGATTGTTAAAGCCTAAGTCAAAGAATACTTGGTTAATATATGCCTTGACCTCGCGGCGGGCAAGGATTCCTGATACCGACTCAACTGGTAGGCATAGGTTATCTGCTACGGCACGAGCATCTTGGCACTGTAGGTAACAGTTGGCTACTTCCAGTGCTTCTGGCGAAATGGCCAGTACCTCTGCAGGTGCACTGGTTGGGGTCAGGTTCATTTTTTGATCCGTTCTTCTATAATACTAATGCGTTCGTGATTATGATGGATTTGGTCACGGTTAAGTTGGATTTCACGCTCTAAGTCCTGCCGCAGTTTTTCACGGGCTAACTCAGCTCCACTATTAGCAGCTTGTTTGTTATCACTAGTGACTACCAGGGAGATTTTACCGTTTAATATGGTAACATCATGCGATAAGTTTTGTAGTGCAGTCATTAAATAGACTACGCAGGTAAATAACAGTGGCAATATTGCAAAAGTAATCTTTTCAATTAACTGGCCCTTGGCATGTGCTTCTTCTAACTTCTGTTCACTCATTACAGTCTCCTGATAAGGTTATACTTAAATATTTGCCAGCACTTTTCCCACGACCAGCGATAGCTAGCCACTAAAACTACATGACGTGGAATTGACAGTGCGCGCACTACTGCCAGTTTAAGATCTGGGCTAGTATAGCCGGTTCTGTCCGGTTCAATAACGTCTTGTGGGCCACAAACTGGGTAGGCTGCCACTGGTGTACCACACGCCATTGCTTCCAACATTACAATACCAAAAGTATCCCAACGGCTAGTAAATACTAAACAATCTGCTTGTTGGTAGTAACTGGCCAGTGCATCGCCGGTTTGCATACCTACAAAGGCCACTTCAGGATATTTTGCTTGCAAGTATTTTAACTGCGGGCCGTCACCAACCACAATCTTACGAGCACCTAAGTAGTCCAGCTTGCAAAAGTCTTCGCAACTCTTCTCCACACTCACTCTACCAACCCATAACAATGTAGGATACGGTGTTTTACGCCCATGTTCCAGTGGATAAAACTGCTGGCGATCTACGCCACGGGTCCAAGGCACAATATCACCACAAAAACCCTGTTGTTTAAGTTCGTTAACCATGCTCACGGTGGTAGCTAAGACCTTGCCCGAATGCTTGTGAAACCAGCGCAAGTACTTATAAGTCCATGATTGGGGAACGCCATAGTAACGTTGCAAAGCTTCTGGAATTTTAGTATGATAGCTGGTATTGTATCGCCAACCGTGACGATCCATCCAGCACCTAGCAGCTAGTCCTAGTGGGCCTTCAGTAGCAATGTGCACATATTGAGGATTTATTTGCTCCAGCTTCTTACCAATTTGACGAGGCCACGATAGCCTAATATCGCCGTAACCAGGAGCACCACAATTAGGGAACTGCCGGGGATCACAATATACAATATCGTAGCCATCGCGATTTGCTTCGCGTTCCAAGTTGTTGAACGTTGTAACCACTCCGTTAACTTGCTGGGGTACATTATCCGTTACTACTAATATTGTTTTCATGTTTAATAATCCTCCAGTTGCCGTCGACAGTTTCTACTAGTGCAGTACACGACTCTACCCAATCGCCACTATTCATATAACCTACACTACCCACCACTTTAATCTCTGCTTGGTGAATATGACCGCAAATAACGCCGCTAAAGTTGCGTTTGTGAGCGTACTTGGTAATAGTTTCTTCAAATTGCCAAATAAAATTGGTGGCACGTTTTACCCTAGATTTCAACCACTGTGATAAACTCCAGTAGCCAAAGCCCAGTCTGTGACGCCATTGATTAAAGTGTGTGTTTAGCCCTAAGACAAAATCATAAGCACTGTCACCTAACCAAGCTAGCCATGGTGCTAAGCGGGTAATACCATCAAACATATCGCCGTGTGTTACCAACCAGCGGCGACCTTGTAAGTCCACATACTCACACTGGTTTACTACTTCAATTCTGCCAAATTTTAAGCCGTAGCTGATTAGTGGTCTTAGGAACTCGTCGTGATTGCCGGCTACGTATATTACCTTGGTCTTTTCACGATTGGCTTTGGCTAGGACATGACGTACTACATTGGTATGCTGATTAGTCCAACGCAGCTTGTTTTGCTTGACTTTCCAGCCGTCAATAATGTCGCCGACTAAGTAAAGTTCATCGCAAGTGTTGTGCTTTAAAAATTGGCTTAGGTACTCAGCTTTGCATGCTTTGGTACCTAAGTGCACGTCACTGATAAAAATGGCCTTGTAGTGTGCCACAGTTATTTGCCAGACTTGTTGTAGAGATCAAATAGTGTTTTTACCTTTTCCTCTAAAACACCTAGGCGCATATCTGCTTTGGCAAAAAGGACCACAATCATAATAAAAGCCACAAATACTGGCCAAGCTTTTAGCATTAGTTCGATAATTTCCATGGTTAACCTCCAGTTTACTAGAGTATAACACTTTAGGGTATTAATGTCAACTACAAAAAATTTTGTGGTGATTAAAAAAATTTTCTTGAATTTATTTGCCAATCAGTGTATAATATTATTTTTGGGAGAATTCAATGTGGCGGCTGTGGGCTAAGGCACTGGGTGATAAGTATGGTTTGACGGATCGTGAGGCTGATGTAGTTTGCTGGATTAGGACTGCGATAGTACTATCTTACTTGTTGACAAATTTGGTAATTGTGTTGGGCGTGGTGCATCACTGGTAGTTGGCACCGAAAGTTTTGTGGAGATTTTTTTAAAGTTGGCCGTGTGGGAGGGCCCATATAGTTATAACAATTATAACGTCTAATAACCCCCCTATTTTATAACGATTATTAAATCTATAATCGTTATAAAATCTATGATACTAGTAAAATCCCTGCGACACTATGTCGCATCTTCTGGGCTTGCATTTTGTAATTGACTGGCCTATAATTACTACATCGAAACAGCACTCAAAGGGAGAGCAAAATGGCAGAAAAAGCCGTAAACTATAGCCCTGAGCAAACCGCTCAGGTAATCGCAGATTATACTGCTGGTGTTAGCGTGGAGAGCATTGCATTGGCAATGGGTAAATCCGTTCGCTCAATCGTTGCTAAACTGTCACGCGAAGGCGTGTATCAGAAAAAAGCATACAAGACTAAAACGGGTGAACCCGTTGTTAAAAAGGATGCTCACGCTGATGCAATTGGCGCAATCCTGCGCTTGCCTGAGAATGACATTGAGTCATTGACTAAGGCTAATAAGAGCGCATTAAAAGCGATCTTTGAAGCATTGGCTAATAGCAAGCCAATCTAATCTAACGTAGAATAGGATAACGAACCCATGACCGTCGCAACACTAAATGCCACAATTCAGGCTCAGGCGACTAAGATATGGGTTCGTTATACTAACATTTATACTAGGCTTGCACTATTTCCGATGCCCGTTATTAAACTTAATAACAGACTGACTAAGACTGCTGGCCGTTGTTTTATGGAAGCTAACGTAATAGATCTTGGTACTAAATTCTTTAACAATAACTATGAGCGTATGCTTGCCGAAATTATGGTACATGAAATAGCCCATCAGGTTGACTATAATCTTAATGGCGTACCAGCAGGTAATCGTTGGCATGGTAAAACCTGGCAGGATATTATGCTAAACTATGGCGCACCGCCTAACACCTATCACGACATGAAATTATAATGCTAGCATGGATTGGCACTATCACCAGCATATTGGGATCTTTTCTAGTTGCAATGGGCGTAATGAATTGGGGATATATCTGCTTTGCAACTGGATCAATATCTTGGCTAATAATTGCACTAATGCGGCGCGATAAAGCATTGGGCACATTAAATGGCGCGTTTTTAATTGCCAATTGCATAGGCATTGTTAATTATGTAATTTAAAACGATTGGCCGCCAGGATGTGTTGTAAAAAAACAACACATGGCGCCAAAATTATAACATATAATTTTGGGCCGTGTCAAGGGGGTGTGCAAAAATACCACACTAGGGGAAACCCTGCGTCAATGTGTCGCACCTTGGGGGCTTGCACAATCTAGGAAACCCTGTATAATACTCTACATGGATCGGAGACAAAGCAATGGCAACTAAACTGCACTTGGCACTGGCAATGAAAAAAGCCAGCAAACCTGATAATCGGGCGCATAAGCCCCTATTTGTGAATAGCCCATTTAAGCCAAAGGTTATTCCAAATAAAAAACAAAGCAAATTGGCTAAACTGTTTAATGGTTGGGGGTTTGAAGGTGAATAAATTTAATTTGATTGAAGAATCTGCAAGGTTTGAAACGTCGCAATTAACCCGCGATGAATTGATTTATTTTGTAGAATCTGTTAAAATGCACGAGATGATGGAATTGGATTATCCGGCACTAGTAAAACGCATTGAGCGTACTGCTAAACACTTGGTTGATGTTGCACGTTTTTTTAACAAAGGAGAATGATTATGTTTATGGCTAAAAGCACTAATGACGAAACCATTATGTCAATTGGTAATTCCATTGAGGAAGTCTGGCAAGACTTGCAATTTGGTTTTGAATTGACCGATGATGATTTTGAGGATTTAGAGTGGTTTGAGATTGATCCAATTACCGTAAAACGTAAATTGGAATTCGTTATTGAATAAATAACGAGCCAGGGTGTTGTAAATTTACAACACCCGTGGCGCCAATTTTACCAGTAAAATTGGGCGCGTGTCAAGAAAAATTTAAAATTTTTGTGTTGTATTTTCGCAACGCTGACCGCGCCAAAATTATACACTAGCCTGGCCCGTGTGTCAATAGGGGTTTGTCCCTATGTTGTATTTTCGCACTTCCTGGCACAACCCGATTTTTCGTGTATAATTCACTACATGGACACAACGCAAGGCAATAAGATGATTAAGCGGATCGCAATTTATGACATGGACGGCACTATCGTGGATTCCAGCCACCGTTACCGGACTATTTTAACCGATGCTGGTGAGCGCATTGATATTGGCTATTGGCGAGACAATCAGCATTTGGCAATGCTTGACGGTTTGTTGCCATTGGCTAATAAATTTTGGGATGACTTGGACGATCCAGAATGTTATACAATTATTGCGACTGCGCGTGTAATGAACGAACCCGATTGGGAATTTTTAAATACTAAATTGGGTATGCCAGATTATGTTATTTCGCGTACCCGCGATGATCAACAAAGCGGATCCACGCTAAAGATTAACGGTTTAATTGAATGTTTTAAAACTGCTAATATTAACTTGGCAATGATGACTGATGTTGTTTTCTATGAGGATAACGTGCAGTATTTAAAAGCGGTATGCGATTATTTCAATATTCGCGGCGAGTATATTCCAAGCAAACAAGGACATTAAAATGACTAACGGAAACGATCCAGACAAAATTGTTTTTTATGCGCTGATTGCCAGCACATTGGCAATTGCTTACCTTACTTTTATTGGGGCTGTATAATGAAACCATGGAATGAATTAACCCAATTGGAACAATTGGCAATAACCCATTGGGATCTTTATAAAGACGCACATAATGTGCGTCCTCGTTGGCTTGATACTAGCGAATGGACTGAATCCGATTTTGAATTGGCAATCGCTGAATTGTACACTATTTGCGATCGCAATGAGCGTATGCGAATTGCTGATGAAGCGGCCGCATTTAAGATTGTCAAAGCGCGCATTACTGCATTGCAGGAAATGCATGGTTTTGATTGGGCTGAAGCCGTTAATTGGTTGCACGCTGAATACAAAACCAATGGCGATCAGGGTTATTTAGAGTTTCAATTGGGCATTGCATACGGTGCTCTTACCTTAAAGGATTGATCATGGATTTTTTAAATTATGACATTCTGGATTGTTGTGGTGCTTATGGTCGCAAGGCCAATTGGGACGATTGGGTTAATGGCCTAGACTTTAAAATTATAAACGGCCCGTATTTTAGCATTAAAGATTGCAATAAATTAAGCCAGGAATATGACGAATTGCATTTTCGTTCTGCAATGGGCATTGAATTCCGAGTATATTTAAAATAAATAACGAAATGTGTTGTAAAAAAACAACACATGGCGCCAAAATTATACCATATAATTTTGGGCCGCGTCAAGAAAAATTTTGTAAATTTTTCGTGCTGTTGTATTTTTACAACAGCTGACGCGCCAAAATTTTACCACCAAAAAATTTTTTTGTCAATAGGGGAAAACCCCTATGTTGTATTTTTGCACTTCCTGGCACTGGGCTGTTTTTCGTGTATACTCTTATTTCGGCGTCGTGCCGTGGCTAACCCCTATCAATCGTGGCTAAAAAACAGTTTTTTGCAATTCTCGACACTGAAACCACCTGCAATGATACCGTTGCAGATTTTGCAATTGTTATTTGTGATCGTAACGGTCGCATTTACAATAAATGCGCGGTATTGGTTCGCAATCATTTTGATGCAATGGATCTTTTTTATGACAAAACAAAAAGCAATCAAGAGATGTGGTCGCGTGAATACGCAAGCAAAAAGCAAACTCAATACTTTGCAATGCTTGATTCAGGTTCGCGGCAATTGGCGTCTGTTGCCGCAATCAATGGTTGGATTCAAAAAGCCATTGGCAAATACAACCCTACATTAACCGCTTACAATCTGGCTTTTGATAAATCAAAATGTGCCAATACCGGAATTGATTTGTCGGGTTTTGCTGAATCGTTTTGCTTATGGCAAGCGGCTATTGGCAATATTTGCAAAAAGCAATATCGTCAATTTGCATTAGACAATCACCTATTTAATGCTCCGACTAGATTCGGCAATATGTCCATTAAAACTACTGCTGAATCTGTTTTTGCGTTTTTAAATGGCGAATTTGTTGAAGAGCCACATACTGCATTGGAGGATGCACAAGATTTTGAATTGCCAATTCTGGTCAATGTTTTAAAACGGCGCAATTGGCGTGACAATATTGTTGCACACGATTGGAAGCAATTTCAAGTCAAAGATTTTTACAAGGCAATCTAAAATGGAAAACCTCGCATATTACATTGAATTTTTAAAACTGCAATTTCCTGTGGAATTGACTTTTAAAACCAAATCAAATAAACACGATGATGCAGTTTATTTGCCTAAATTTTCAAATCGTGGCAATTTAAAAGCGCATAAAATTACCCTATACCTGGGCAATCAGGATATTTATGCTAGACGTACAATTGACGAATTGATTGCACACGAATTGATTCACGCTTGGCAACAGGAAAATAAGATTGTAGAATGGCATGGCGTTAATTTTCGTATGCGAGCAATTGAAATGAGCCAGCATTTTAATTTGCCTAATATTTACCTTGCTGAATTAGACGCAGATTTTTAAACTTGATTTTTGATTTCCGATCCGCTATAATATTACTTTACTGGAGAAAACGCAATGGCTGAAAAAACTGTAAACTATACCCCTGAGCAAACCCTGAACTTGATTGCTGATTACAAAAACGGTTTTACCGTTGAGGAATTGGCTTTGCAAATGGGCAAATCGGTTCGCTCTGTTGTCGCTAAACTTTCCCGTGAGGGTGTTTACCAAAAGAAAACCTATAAAACAAAAACCGGCGAGGCAGTTGTTAAAAAAGACGCGCACGCTGATGCAATTGGCGCAATTCTCCAATTGCCAGAAAACGATATTGAATCCCTGACCAAGGCTAATAAATCGGCACTAAAAGCCATTTTTGACGCATTGGCTAATTCAAAACCTATTTAATTAGGCGCTTAATAAAACCGGCAATTGCCGGTTTTATTTTATGTAAATTATTATAAATTTTATAACGATTGCGGCGCCAATTATACTTGTATAATTGGCGGCGTGTCAAGAGGATGTGCAAAAATACAACATAGGGACAAACCCTTAGAGTCGTGTTAAATTTCAGAACGATCAGGCGCCAAAATTATACCATAATTTTGGAGGCCGTGTCAAGACCAGGTGCAAAAATACAACATAGGGACAAACCCTAATAGGGTAAACCCTAATGGCAAATTTTGCCGTTGTTTTTTCACCACACTGCACTTTTTGCCGTTGTTTTGGCACCACGGTAAAATTGTCGTGCTAAATTTTGGCACGATTGTGCACCGCAGCAAAGGGGCTAGGTGCCCCTGCGCCAGTGCCAAATCTAGTGGAAATTCTTGTGGGTGCCTTGCGCCAGTGCAAAAACTAGTGCAAAAACTTGAAGTTGAACTAGCCGGCTACACAGTGTATAATATTGTTTATAGGGTCAGGCAAGGAAATAAAACTAATAACACAGAAAAATTTACATTTGAAGTTGCTAACTGAACCCTGTATAATAGAATCTTCAACGGCGCAGAAACCAAACAAAGGACATATGATGACTGACAAAACTGTAAACTACACCCCAGAGCAGACTGCTACCATTATCGGACTTTACACCACGGGTAACTCTGTGGAGATGATTGCCGAGCAGGTTGGCAAAAGTGTGCGGTCGATTGTGGCCAAACTCTCCCGTGAGGGAGTGTACATTCCTAAGACCGCGGCTAAGGGTCAGGGCCGGGTTACTAAAAGTGATTTGGTTACCAAACTGGCTGAGCATTTCAATGTTGATGCCACTGAGCTTGTAAGCTTTGAAAAAGCTAGCTTTGCCGCACTGGAGTTGCTTGCCAGCAAACTCAAGGCATAAAGCACCGGGGAGAAGAAATTTTATCTTGATTCTTCTCCCCAAACCCTGTATAATATTATTATAGACAGTTAGGAAAGCGCGAGTCAACGACTAAGGCGCAGATACCAGTCAACGTACCACTACCCCGCCTAGAAGCCAATGTATAGCTAGCAACCTGTAGTGCCAAGTACAAGTACTGACGACTGTCGAAAAAATGGGTGACAGCGGCGCAGATTTGCTGCAGCGTCTTAATTGTAGGGAATCTATGTTAGAGCCGAGCTACAGCCCTTAGCTAAAATTAAAATCCTGGACCCTAAGGCTCGCTACCAAAGCGGTTACCAGGTGGTTGTAAGCACCTAAACTTACCAAGTTGTCTAGAACTTGTAAATAACTTAGACGGTATCCTAATTACCTGAACATAGGTGTGCAACTAGAGCAGTGCTGTCCAGTGGTAGAGCCAGCTGGTTAAAATATAGGCCTGGGTCCATAATGCAGTGTGCTAGTGCTTGCGCTAGTTGTTCTGCTAGACCCAACGCGGAATGACAGGCTACCGTAGCAAAGCGCTTTGCGAAAACCATGTCGGACCAGCATTAAAAACTGCTAGCAGTTCAAAACCCCGCAAGGCGACGGCCTTAGCGGGGTTTTGTTTGTTTAAAAGTTTTTAAGTCATTTTTAGGCATAGTCTGTTTTTTGGCGCCAATATTATACAGTGCAAAACCTATTTGTGTCAAGTAAAAATTTTTTCTCTGACCCTAAACCGGATCAAACTGCGACCCACAAAAAAGCCCCACACAGATTTCTCCGTATGGGGCACT